CAGACATTATCTTTTGGGCGCCAGTTATAGCCCGATCGCAAAATTTTCCAGCAAAAGAATTGCAAAACTACTTCCGGGCGTTTGGTCAGGATCACGTAAATGTGTTGATCGAGGTCTGACATCAACCTAAAAATGACATCAATCTTTTCAAAGTCGGTTTGTTCATGGAAAAGATCGCTCATAGAGCAAATGAATACCATGCGCGGGATTTTCCATTTCAATGGGGTAAGGATTTGTTCCTGACGAAAAAGCGTATGGCCGTTCCATGAAGTTTGTTTATTGTTTTGATCAGGAAACAGCACGCTTTTATAGTCGTAGCTTACTGACTTATTTGGCATACAGGCCAGACGTATAGCCATACGTTCGGCATAGCAGTTGTCGCATCCTGGAGATACTTTTGAGCAGCCCACAATAGGGTTCCATGTTTCGGGCTTATAGCCGGGCATATTGAGCCAGGAGATTTTATGCTGTTTGCCGCGTTGTCCGGCTTCAATCTGGTAGTGGTGGTGTTCTTTAGTTGCTGACATTGGGTTTTGGATTTACTGTTTTATAATTTACGATTTACAATTTCTGGCTTTCCGGTTGTGCTGAGTACTTTGAATTTTATGACCCAAACCCATGGATTTCCTGTCTTTTCGTATCGTTCAATGCCATGAACAGAGCGCCATAAAGTCATAAAAGAAGTCACTGGAGTAGTCATTACATTGTATCCGCCAGTTTGATAATCCCATCCACAAAAACCAATTGGACTCATTGAAAATTTTATTCCTTCAGCTCTTGCATCATTCGATGAAATTTGCTCTAGCCGTTCAACCCTGATTTCTTCAACCTGTAACCATATCCGGGCATAATCTTTAGGCATGTGAATAGATGGCTTCCATTTTATTCCTTTAAAAATGCCGTTATATCCAGCTCTAAAAAGGAATGCTCCTAAATAAATGCCAAATGTTTCGCGTACCCAAAGCACGTCACCGGGTTTTCCATATCTGCAGTTGAATTCCTTACTCTCTCCTGTTTCATCAACAGTACCATTCCAACCTTTCAGATCACTGTCTAACGAGCAAGGATATAAATCGTCATTCCATAGTCCTGAATCATCTGGCTGTGGATTTATGATTCTTCTGGTCATGGTTTTCCGGCCTTCTAATATGGCCTGCACCATAGGGGTGCTGAATAAAATGGGTATTTCTTTCATTGGTTTAATTTTAGGTAAATAGGTATCTTTCATTTTCTTCAACTATAGTTGTAGTGAAAGGGAATCCGGTTTCTGGCACTTGCTTAATCACTTCAATCAAGCCGGTTGATCCGGTAAAAACAACATGTTTTCGCTGATCAAATGATATTTGCAAACACAAACATTTACCTGATCCTCGCTCTTTAAATACTTTCGAGTCTTCAATTCTGAAATGATGGACCACAATTTCACGGTTCATAATCTTCGACATTTTAATCTTGTCTCCTTCAAAAGCCTGGCTTTCGACCTTGATATTGAACTGGCTAAACGTGTTCATGGAGCAATTTTTTCAGAAGGTTTTTACTGTCGCAGTGCGATGCCCATCCATTGTATGATGCAATTGATTTGGCGTTCCGGTTACGGACCATCATCCGTGCAAAGTTTTTCTTGATGCTCTTCCGGAGCAGCGTATGAGTGTGACGGAAGACATAACCGACAAAATCAATTCCCCGTTCATCGACCGGGAATATTTGATAGTTACCTTTGACGGTAAGCTTCAGCCGGTCATTCAGATAAGTCCTGATTTCAGCAAGTAATTGATGTAAATAATGCTTGCTGCTTGAAAGGATTACAAGATCATCGGCATAGCGGAAATAGTATCTCACCTGTCTATTTTCCTTCATCCAGTGATCAAAATAGCTCAGGTAAAAATTGGCAAAATACTGGCTCAGGTAATTTCCGATCGGAAGGCCATCGGTTGAATCAATAATCTCATTGAGAAGCCACAGTAGGTCATTATCCTTTATTTTTCGACGGAGCAGCTGCTTGAGTATTTCATGATCAACATTCGGGTAAAACTTGGTGATGTCCAGCTTCAGGCAGTATTGGGTATTGTCAACATCTTTCAGGGCACGTTTCACCGCATTGGCCGCAGCGTGGATGCCTTTGCCTTTGATGCAACTGTAAGTATCGGCAGTAAATGTTGAGACAAAAATCGGCTCAAGGACGTTCATCACAGCGTGATGGGTGATCCGGTCAGGAAAATAAGGCAACCGGAAGATCAGCCGCTCTTTAGGTTCAAAGATGGTGAACGTGGTATATTCAGACGTTTGATAAGTTTTCTCCTTCAGCATTTCATGAAGCTTTTGAATGTTTTCTTCCCGATTCCGGTCATGCTCGATTACTCCAGGTTGTTTCGATTTACCTTTCCGGGCAATCGTATCAGCCAACTGGAGGTTTTCGATGCTGTAAATTTTCTCGTACAAATTATTGATCCGTTTCATGTTTGGTTCCTGAGCCCGTCGAAGGGCCTTTGCTTTTAATGGATCGTTTTCTCCCGAGTACTCGGGATACCAACGCTCCGTTAAAGAATTCGTTATTTTTTGCACTGTTGGCAAGGTCTACACTGAAAGTTTCGCATAGGTGAGAGCTGACATTCGTATTCGTGTTATCGTAGTTGTAATTCGAGTTCGAAAAACTGAAACTGGAAGACAGAACTAACAGCAACGCAGCGTACAACCTTTTTTATTTCACTCCGGATACAGGAAGAATTCCTGGTATTCGGCCTTGAACTGTTCTGCTATATAAAGGGCCTTTTCACTTGTATCAGTGCAAAGGCGAGAGCCGACACACGTATGCGAGTAAGCGCAGAGGTAACCCGAGTACGAAAAACCGAAACCGGAAGACAGAACCCTATACCATGGGAAGTATTTGTATTGCGATAATTTGCTCCAGTCTGGACGCCATCCGTCGTTTATCGCCTTGAAAATAATCAGGAGTTTATAAGCGTTGATGATTGGCTTTCTGAACTCTTTCGGGATCATCGATACATCGGGCAATGCAGTTGGATCAATGTTTTCTTTTGTACAAGCATCCTCGAATGTTTTGATTGTTCTGAAATCGAATACAGGTTGGTTTTTCACTGATTTTTTGGCCATGATTTTTATTTTTTAATGGTTATAAATTGTTCGTAGATATCAAGGAATTGCTTGGCTGCATAAGTGCATTTAGCCTCAGACTCGAAGCAAAGGCGAGAGCCGACATCCGTAAACGTGAAATCGAAGCCGTAAATCGAGTACGAAAAACCGAAACCGGAAGACAGCTTGAAGTAAGGCCACCATTTTTGCTGATTGGCATTGTCCCAATCGGGTGTCCAGTTCTGGTTAATTGCCTTTGCGATAACCTTTAATTTTTTGTAGGCTACTTCATCAGAGCAGTCATTTGCGTTGAATACATCTTCCGGATATATTTCCAGTTCTTCGCAAGCATCCTCAAAGGTTTTAATGTCTTCGAAGGTTTTTTTCTTGAAACAGTCATCTCCAAATGTTTCGGTTAATACTTTCCGGAACCACTCTGGTGATTCGGGATAGAGTTTTTTTGCAGTTGTTTTTTCAAGTGTTAATTTCATGATTTTAAAGTTGTTTTTATTACTTGGTTACTATTCAATTGCTTTTTATCAGCAGCCGGTGCATAAGTCCCATGCATCGTTTTTTGATGGCGTGGCGAGTTCAGGAGTAAATCAGTTTCAATTAATTCTTCACGGGAACAGTTGCGGAGAAATTGCTCCGGAGTTACCTCCAGCGAGAACATCTTATCGAGTTTTGGCATAAAAGTTAACTTATAGGTTAATTATTGTAAAAATTGGAAGGGCCAGTGACCAATCGGACGCATTGACCAATAGAAATTTTGCCTTTGCGACCGGTCTATTTTTAGTTTTCCGTGCAACCTTATTTCCTTCTGTATCAGCTTGCAATTGTGTTGCCTGATGGCGTATTTCATAGATGTGCATCCGGTAAATGATGACAATTGCAACCACAGAACCAGAAGTGCAATAACTTTTACTGATCTTTTCATTTGGCTAATTTTCGGCGGTGATATTCGGTCGGAACGTATGATTTTCGGATGACTTCGTGAAAAAGTTGCCCTTCGCCTTTACAGGTTGTACATGGGTGAAATTCAATTTCTTCTTTTCGGTCATCAGGGAATATCTTCCGGCATTGGCTACCTCCACAATCAGGACAGGTAATAATCATTCCATGTGTTTTCTGGAATGATTATTACC